TTATTTTGAAGAGGATTCGATTGGAATTCCAGCCGACTTACGAACCTCATTTGCCAAACGATTAAATTCATTCTTATCCTCTATGTTAATCGAAGCAAACCAAGCTGCAGACAAGAAACGAATGATTTTAACAGCATCGTCCTGACTCATAGTCGTTACTACCTCCCCTTTCGTATTCCACCAGCCTTCACTACCGTATGATTCGTTCAAATCTACAGAAATACCACCGATTACCACATCATTCTTGTATTGATATACATTCGCATTTCCACTTTTCTTGCCACTACTCCAAGCGTAGGTTTGCCAGAAAGAGGTGCAAGCTTTACGCTTCGCCATCTCCTCGATTACGGCGTAAGAGCCATAAACACCACTGCAATAGCCTGGGATTTGTTCAGTCGCAGCCTTCAAATACCGTTCAATATTATCGTAGTCTTTCGGCTGGGCGTCGTAATCCACTGCAAAATAAATCGTACTTCCTGTCGGCTGACCTAATAGCTTAGCCTCTTTTAACGCTGCCGCTCCGTCAGCCTTCCCAGCCTCAGTACCGCCAGAAGCCCTGTTTGCAGTCGTCTCAAATACGGAAATGACTTGCATTCCCGCTTCCGTAATAACATTTGCTTCTGCAAGAGTCAGTCGTTTCCATCGATAGTTCTCAGGGACAAGGTATCTTCCAACGAATTGAAACCCTTGCTGGGCGAGAGCCTTTGCGGTTGATGCATTTAGCGGAGTGGAGCAGTCGATACCTTTCGTCATGTGTATCCACCTCCTTGCTGAACTAAATCATAATTGGGACACTTAGTTATCTAATGAGATCAGGGTCAAGCAGGTGTCGGCTCTTGCTTACAAGCTACTCCCTTTTCTTGGTAAAATGATATAGCCCGGATGAAGTTAGCCCGATAATAGAAATCGTTGTTAAAACTTGCTGGGTTGCAGATGGGACGAGCACGAATACAGTCGCAATCATTAGACTAATAAGGTGATTGTACTGGCTCGGCACACGAAATTCCTTCGCAATCCCCACGTAAGCAGCGACTATCGGTGCAAGCATGACCACATCATCGGGTAAAGTAATAAGCTTATCCATCACGACAGCCTCACCCTCCTTGCAGCTTAACCACCGCCGCAATGACGGCAGCAAGGATGGCTCCAACTACTGTCCGCCAGAGCCACCGTTGATTGTCTGCTATCTCATCTACTTGTTTGTGCGCAGATTTGGCCATCTGAAGTGCCTCTATCGCCGCATCTCTCGCTGCCTCCGCCGTATCGCGTACATCCGTCATCGCATCGATCTTTGTTTCCAAACGAACAACGCGCTCTCGAATATCCGAGAGCACGCGCGCTTCTTCGCTGGACATGAGTTTCACCTCTAATCCAAAATAATTTTAGAGAGCTACGATTATATGGAACCCCCTATCTTCGAGAGCCTTTTGCATAGTTTCCTCCCGTAAGCATTATAGCCCTGCTTATGTGGAGCCCTTTTCTGCATAAGTTATGTCTCAAAGTTTGGCCTTACTTTCAACGAGAACTAAACAACGAACATCCTGATCCATATTTTTACTGGTAAGGATATTTAAAATTCACTGCTCGCCAACGTTTTAGGATTACATCATGTATCGGCGAAAATCCTGATTATATTCTACTAGCTGCTACGATTACTACTTCTGATAAAGGGGGTACAACTCCGGTTCTCCTGATTCGGAATAAGAAAAAAGCAGTACTGGAGCTTCGCCGCTCACGTTTACCCTAAATCCGTTACTTGTTGCAAAATCCTGCTCATACTGGCCGTAATCCAATTGGAGACAGCCGACTGTTTCCAGTGCGTATTCGGCAAGGGCGGCATATATCGCGAAGTCTTGCTCTATAGTTGTTTCGGCGACTGAACCGGAGCGCTCTCCGGTGTCTACTATCACGTTCCCAGTACCCTTATCGTAGTAAATTCTCCTACCAATTTGCATTTAAATACCTCCCAAAATGTTACATTTCAAATGCTCTCCAACTACACGGAAATCCTCCATTTTGCACTCCATACTGATTGAACTCAAGGTACATTTCAAAGCCGTTTGACAATACTCGAAATTGATCAACCCCTGTACCTTGTGAAGTAGTTGTTGCATAAAAGGATTGAGCATTAGCGGTTTGATGATACATACATCTAAAACTACCGTCAAAATTCCCTTCTCTAGCTATATACAATAACCAAGTGTTATAAGAAACAACTATTAGATTTGGAGTAAAATTCAGACCGCCTACTGTTACTTTATGATACCAATTATTAATGACTGTCGTGGTCGTCCCACTGGCAAAACGTTTAGTGTTCCCCCCAGACCCAACCATTCCAAACATCGACATACCTGCCGGGATATTTGCTGTGGTGAAGTTTGGCTCCGGAATACGTATCCACTGATCTCCGGAATACGCGACCGTTGAGCTTCCGTCTGGGGGAGCTGCACGGGCAAATACACCAACACCATCGGTTGCGGTTGTCCCGAATGGAGCCCAATGGTTACCGCTACCTCCGGGACTGTTACCTCCGGAACTACTTCGCAAAGACATCGTACCCTGTAACCCAAATATGGTTTTATTAGCAGGGAAGTTGGCTGAGATAAAATTGGGGTCATCCGCATAAATGTCAGTAAGTCCCTCATAGTAACCAATAGCTGGTCTAGTCCAGACTCTACCGGAAACACCCAAATTTCGTAATGATGCGTTTGTCGATCCCCTACGATCTATCATATTCCCCGCCACTACCCCCGCATCAGTCCCAAACGTTTTTCCTGATAATACTTCCGTCGCTACAGCTGTACCATATTCCCCCCCTTCACCCTGTAAGGTAAAAGCCGTTCCGTTGTAACGCAAAGTATACACGCTATCAAGCTTAAGCTTACCGGCCGTCATAGCATTGCCTTTTGAATCCAGTATCGACTTTGCTCCAAGTCCATTTACGTTAATTGTTGCGGCACCACTGTTATTTGCATGAATCTTCACCGCTAAGCAAACACCGGCAATATATGCATTCAACGCTGGTGATAGAGTTGCGTTATACGCGTTAGCCGAACCGGTTGTTACTGCATAACCAGGCTGTCTAATGTAATCTGTAGCGTGAGTGGAGAGCGCATCATCCACAGTATCCTTACGAGCGATATCATCTGCCGCTGCAGGAGCCGCAATCTTAGCCCGGCCGCTCGCATCACGCTGTACTGGTGTATTTGGAGTCGCCGAACTTGTGGCACCATGTGCATTAGCTGTGGTAGCTACGTGCAAGTCATAGGATGTTATTTTCTGATCTAGCAACTCATCGTTCCTTACCATATTGGCGACGGTTGCGTTATCCGAAGCTTCGACTTTCTTTATTCCACTCGGTAAAATCTGCATAGTTTCCTCTCCTTATGGGATATCCCAGGTTTCTAATTGTCCGAAGCTGACGGCCGCAGCCTCAATGCCTCCAAAGGAAATACCACTTTCCTGCAGCCTCCCAAAGGTGCTGTAAGTAAAGGCGTATTCAACAGCCAGATGAGCGGGTTTAATCTCTTCGATCGCTTGCTTCAAATCATCAAGATTCGGCGGGATCCCCAAGGTATCAACAAACTTGACAATGAATGTATAAGCCCCATTTTGCACTGTGACATCTACGGTTCCTCCATCGTAAGATTCAGCAACAGACTTTATAAGATTAATTGTTACAGAACCTATTCCACGTATTTTTGAGAGAATAACGCTTCTGCGTTGATCAGTAGGCTTGGAATAGTCGGTAGCTATGCCCAGCTCCACCTCCCAGAGGTCAAGTCCCCATGTGGCTGTAAAGATAAAATTCTGTTCAAGCACTTCGTTAAGAGCATGCCATAGCTTGTCCAGTTCCGCACCTTGAGCGTCTATGTTAGAGCTCATAATTCTCGAAGTTGCATAATAACTTGGTAGGTACGTCATCATCTCCTTACCAAGTGTGCTAATCATAGGGATGTTACTCACTCATACTCACCGTCCCGATAACTGCAACCTCACCGAGTGATAAATCTATATTATTGCTGCCTCCATTGACAGTTAGATTGGTAAAATCAACAATCCTAGGAATGTCCAACAGAATGGCTGCAATACGATTATTTCTCACAAGTGGATCAATGAAAGCCAGCTGTTCTAGATAGTCTTTAAGGCCCTCTTTGAAAGTATGCTCTACTTCATTTAAGGTGGCACCGCTAGCAAGCGTGAGCTTGACACTAATGTGAATGGGTACCTCTACAGCTGATGTCACTGTGACACTAGCACCGATAGGAGCCTTACCCTCACCGTTCCCAGAACCCGGGGAAATGTATTCTTGTACATTATTTACTATCGCTGGATTCGGCGCTCTCTTATTCTCATCTAAGAGGAATACCCTCACCGTACCTGGACCATTCCACAACGGTTCGACTTGAGCACGGCTTACGCCTGATGTTTCCAGTGCCCATTGCATATAATCTGCTTTATTGCCGCTCGTTCCCGGTTGCCTTACTTTAATGAGATATCGCGCCAGTAAAGACTCATCTGACTCTGCAACTAAACCTCCAGTTAGTGCATTCACATTTCCTACACTGAATACACCTGCAAGAGAGTTAACAAAGATACTAACTGCGCCAGAAGGAACATTCCCTGCGACACCTGCTTCTACTGCTTTAATCGAAACACTCGCCTCTCCCTGGCTATTCAAAATCGCAGATGCCGTTGTGGCATACTCAATAGATACAGTTCCCGTAATGATGTCTGCCGGCGTTGCAACAAGTGTTCCTACAGGAATTTCCGTCCCATTAACCCCAGTAATTTGCACAAATCCGGTTGCTGCCACTGCTGCTCTTGGCACTACCCCATGTTCTTCACAGCGCATTCTAAGATAAGGACCGAATGACGTCATAGCAAATCCCCGTCTTAGAATTTCCTGTGCCCACTCTGAAGCCCTATACAACTGATAGGCGGCAGGAGAAAGTGAGTCCCATATGAAGGAGCCTTCCGACTTGTCTATATCAGATGGAACGAGACTTAGCATTTGCTCTCGTATGGCATCTTCCGTCTGATCGCTTAAATATTCAGGCAATACAGCCATTATGAATTCACCACACTTCCTTGTATTGTTGCTACTTCCTCGTAAATATTGGATATAACACAGGTATAGTAGCAGCATTCTTCTTCCCATTGATAAGAGAATCCATCCACACGAGCAGTTCGCGGATCAATCATAAGAGTTTCCGTTGTTATCCGCTGGATCTCAGCTTCGATTGCCGAACTGGGGAGATTAGATCGAATGAGATCATTAAACTCCTGACCATAATTTTGTGAATATATCAGATACACGTACCGCTCGGTCTGCAAAGCTTTTTTACACCACTCCAGCCATGCGTCTGTTCCTGCGCTGACCGCGACAATGCCTGTAGGAGTCATAACAAATTCACCGGCATTATAGTCAAAGCGCCAACTTCGACCAAAAGAAACATTTTGACTAACTTCTTCTATCTGCTCTTCAGGGAGATTTATATTTGGAAATAAATTAGCCACCTGAACTCACCACCTTACATATAACAACTGCATCTTTGCCACCATTAACAGGTATAGCTAGTACCCGATCCCCGGGCTTCATTCCTGCCAACCAGTTTAATCGAACCTCATTCAGTTCTGTCTTGTTAAAATCAAATCGAATAAGCTGCGATGAAGCTGCTCCACCCTCATTTTCCCCACTCTCATCAACCGGGGTTGTCGTGGTCCCTACCAAAGAAAAAGCGGGAAGCTGGAGTTGAGTTACCCATTCTGCAACCATGTAATCCGGAATTTCATATTTGAAAGAATCGAGCTTTAACCCCGATCCTGTAATCGTTCCAAGCTCCGAAGGAATTCCGGATAGGGATTTGGCAGCTATGCCAGATAATCGACTTTCTAATGTCGTAACAAGCTTCTTGAATGGATCAGGCAAGATAATCCCTCCTGACTTTGTTCTCTGCGGCGAGCTCCAGCTCCATACGACCAGGATCGCCTAGCTGATGACGCACCTTTGTAATGATCAGTTCCAAACCATTCATACGCACTTTGTCGCCAGCACGTAATGTATTAATATCTAACGCAGTCACCGAGAAAGTCTCTTGCATGCCAAGCAGTGCCTTTAAGGCTGCTTTTTTCGCCTGTTCAACTGTCTCTATTTTATTGTCCATGATGAGCTTCTGAAGCGTTCCGTACTTCTCCGTATCCTTCTTCAATAACACCAAAGTAGGGGAAACCCATTCCTCACTCTCTTGGGGTCCTATTACTTTAACTTGCGTAATCGCTCCCTCGAGAGTTCGGTTCTGTGTAATCTCTTCTATCGTTTCCAAGTCCCATATGACCTTATTGCCGCCAATTTCCACTAATTCTAGTCCAGAAGGTGCCATCCGAGTGCGGTACATTGCCCCGCCTTTGTCTATGGTTTCTTTTAAATCCTCCATAATCATGGACATAATAGATTGGCTACGCTTGATGTTCCTTACAAGCTTAATCTTCGTATCGATAATGGTACCGATTGGAATTCCCCACTCCTTAGCGTATTGCTTGATTCGTTCAGAAGCAGTTTGTCCGGCTGGCATTAAACGCTCGTCATCTGATTTTGCAAGGTAGATCGTTCTCTCATAAGCTGTTAAGGTCAAATGCTTTCGCCCACTGTTGGTGCTATGACATTCCCATACAACACCAGGATTAAGCAAATCTGCTTTCCGAGTTTCTCCATACGGAATACCCGTAACTCTTAACTCCTGACCGGGTACAATGAGCGGCAAATCAGGAGATACCGTCAGTTTAATATTGGCGCAATATGCGATCTCTTCCAAGGATTCTTCCAAAGATAAATCCTCAATAAGCTCACTGACGCTATATTTATTCGAAAGCACCACATCGTAGCTCATGGCATCACCAGTTTCTGTCCCGGTTTTATGAGGTTGGGATCTCGTCCAATGATTGCTTTATTGTTGTCGTAGAGAGCCCTCCACTTTGAACTGTTGCCCAGCTCCCGCTTGGCTATCGACGTTAATGTATCTCCTTGTTTAATCAAATAAATCTTTGGTACTGGTTTCGTATCTGGACGCGGAGATGCTCGATCAGTCCCAATCCTCCGCACCTTCGTATTCCGCCAAGTTCGAAAGGTAATGTCAAAATACACATCTCCAACCTCTCCACCCTTAAACGTTGAATCATGAGCAGAAACATGTACGAGTGCATTAATTATCGTACCGGTAATAATTAGTCGCACAGGATGCTTACTTTTCAATAAAGCGGTTACTCGGTTCATCGCTTCCTGAGGATCTGGGATATTAAAGTAACGGCAATAGCTTCTGTCATACCTTTTAGGAAAAAAGGAGGAGAAGGTAATCTCCTTTACCTTCTCCCCCTGAATCAGATCTATTTCCCCCAGCGATAGAATCGTGGCTGTCTCGTATTGCTTCTCCCGCCTAATAAGCACTTCCTCCGGGTTTACAGGAAAAAGAAAATCACCAACTAAAGGGTCCCTTATGATAAAGTCCAAGCGATATCACCTTCTCTCCCAATTTCATTTATGATTAAGTCCTGTTTTCCATGGCTTGTTGAATCGAAGTTGCTACCTTATTTCCAATAACAGTGGATAGCTCTTCATAGTTTAACTCCGTACCTTTTACCGTAAGCTGAACAGCTCCTGTAGGTATGTTAACGTTAATAGAGCTAGGAGATTGAGCACTCGGTATCATGCTGTTCGGGTAGTTCACCATGCTTGGACTCGGGCTCACAGGAGTCGGTAAAGCTACCGGATCTTCTACTTCTTTCTTTTTCTTTCTTTTACCAATAGAAAATAGCTTTTTGCCGAAATTACCGACTTTATTAGCTATACCTCCGATATTCTCGGCAATGGCACTTCCACCAAGTCCCCCTAAAGCTCCTCCAATTAATCCACCAACTGCTGTTCCGAGAATCGGGATGACGGATCCGATCGCTGCACCCGCTGCTGCCCCAGCTGCCGCACCTCCCCATCCACCTACAGTACTTCGAATGGCTTTGTTTCTTTCCTTGCCTGGCTTCGCGCCGAAAATGCTAACCGCATCGCTAATAGCACCAATTGGACGAAAGATTTTACCCGTTACCTTGCCTAACTTTCCGACGCTCTTAAACGCCTTACTATTTGTTATGGTTTTCAAGGAAGGCATCTTCAGAGGCTTTGAAAGTTTAGGAATTTTCGGGAGCTTAGGTATAGGGAGCTTAAATTTAGAAAGATTGGGAATAGGAATTCTAAACTTCGGTAGCTTAGGTAACTTCGGGAGCTTAAGCTTAGGTATCTTAGGAAGCCTAGGCAACTTCGGTAGCTTAAGCTTAGGTAACTTAGGAATAGGGATCTTAAATCGACGGTTACCGCCTTTTGGAATGTCTCTTTTTTTCAATGGACCTTTAGAACCCGGGCTTCTATCCTTTTTGGGTCGTTCTCTTCTGGATCCACCTCTGTTCGGCTTTCTACGGTCTCGTGCTTTGTCCCTTTTAGGTCTTCTAGATCTACCTCTTCCAGAACCACATGGCTGACATCTGGCTTTTAATGTTCCTTTCATGAACACCGACAACGAGGCTTTTAACTTCAAAGAAACCTTCAAATTTAACGCAGCTTTCATTGCCGTTTTTAAAATTAATATTGCTTTTAATGCTGCTTTTAAACTCAGAGATGGTTCTATACTTAAGGTTGTTTTAAAATCCAATGCTGATTCTAATTTCATTGAGGCTTGTAATTTCAAGGAAGCTATGAGTTCAGTAAGTGCCCCTTGTTTTAAGATAGGGACTATGGTTACACTTCTCAACTGCCCAGTCATTCTATTAAGTGCCCTATTGATCTTCTCAAGCTGAGGGGTAACGCGGTCATTCAGCCTGACCATAGGAGTCACACGGAGTCTCCCTAACTTATCTACTCGTCTATGAATCCGATCTAAATATTTATCTAGAGTCTTGAAGACCTGCTCCGTCCGAGCTAAACCGTTGGCATCTATCAAGATTTCTATTTGCTCTCCCGCCACGCCATCACTCTCCTTTCTTCAACGACATCGTTCTCTCCAATTCCCATTCGAGTTCCATGCTAGCCATCAAGAAAAGCTGCTCGCCACGCGGCAGCCTCCAGAAATCTCCGGGGCGCAGATGATGGCGAACCCAGAATTCATGAAGCATTCCAGCAAGCGCCCCGGATTTAATTAGTTTTTTACGTCTTCAAGCTCCGTGTTAAACCCGGATAGATCCAACACGACATCACCAAGTGCTGATAATTCTCCTGCTAGAAGAATTCTCTTGATGACTTCTTCTGCTCCGCTTGCGTTGTACTTATCTAGAAGCTGCGGATTTCCCCAATTAGGAGTAATAGTAGATGCAGCGATTAAGGATACATTAAACAGCTCTTCGTCCAATCGTTCGATCGATTGACCGCGTCTTTCCTTTCGTTCCGTACAGCGTTCACGAATGCTAAATACTTGCTTGCCTGTAAGACCACGAATTTTAACGGGAATGTCCATTCGTTCCAATCGAACCGTTCGTTCGGGTAGCGAATCAGCATCCAGCAAGCGTTGCAAAACCTGTTCTTCCGACAAATTTTCAAAAGACAATGAAACCCCTCCTCAGTATTTAAAGTTTACGAATGGGATCCAGAAGCCTGTATCCTTCGAAAGTAAATGTAGTCTCTTCCGTTACTTCTTCACCAGCTGTCCAATTGATTAATTGCAGCTTATCTGGCACGCAATTATTGAGTTGGATTCGCTCGAAACCGTAGGATTCTGGATCAGCAAGCTTATTAATAATAGTAAAGCCCTGAAATTCTCGCTCAATCATATCGCTCGACACCTTGTAGCCGCTCATAGTTCCGGTACCCTTTTTCACGCCCAGCTTGTGCTTCGTCCATTGCGTGCCCGCTAGCTTCAGCTCCCGCTTCTCCACCTCGACAGAAGCTTCCAGATGATTAATATTCGTCTGCCATACCCCGTCAATAAACACTTGCCCATACGATCCGAGAATCGCTCTTGTAGGATCCATCATATTTGTTCTTCCTCCTTATCGCACAATGAATGTGCTGAAAATTTGTTCCATTACATCTGTCAAACGAGCTTCCCATTTCAAGAAAACCTGATCCGGCTCTGGCGTAAAATCTGGATCAGAATACACGTCATAACCTTCCGTTTCGATAATTCCAGCTTGAGCGAGGGACTGTAGATATTGCTTACAAGCACCAATTAGCGCCAGTCGACCCTCTTCGCTGTTGTTAACCTTACCGATATAGAAATCCTCGGCTGTCCGTTGCAGATCCGAATTAATGCTATCCATAACACGAATCGTACGAATCTTCTTCCATGAATTGGTCTTCCCTTCAGGAAGAGCAACCAAGCTATTAATTCCACGCAAAGCTTTAACCTGTCTACCATCATGAATGAGTAAGAAGACACCGTTACGTGCTGCTTGTTCTTGTTCAGATCGGCTCCATCTACGAGTTACATCCTCGAATGGGGAGGGTGCATAGGTAGTAGACTCATTTAAGCCTTGACCTGCAATCAGACCAGCCACATAAGCAGTTAACTGAGCAGAGCTATAAGAAATGTCACCCAGCTTCGCACCTGTACCGACATTTACAATACCCTCGCTGTTAAAAATAGTGCTGCGAAGCGTCGCTTTACTTACCGCATCTGATGCAACATCGTCTGTAGAGGAGCCTCCTAGCACCGCTATGACTCCCTTGCCTTCTTCCCGAATCCGGTTTGTCCATGAAACAACACTCGCTTGGAGTGCTGGATCTGAAACTCCATCCAGATAAAGCACATTAAACTCCTGTGTCTCGAAGTCGGTCAATGCAGCTGCATAATTTGCATTCACAATTCCCGCAATACCAGAATCACCACCAGCCAATGAGATTCCTGATACATTCGTTAGAATGCCATTGCCCTCTGCGACCTTAGTAGCCACAATCCATTCGTTGCCTGAATCACCGTTGATTTCGGCAGCGGCAGCTTGGATTGACGCACCAGTAAACGTAATCGTGCGAAGTAAAGTCGTGCCTTCGAATAGCTTCAAATCCTTCTTCCCTGCATCTACCGGATTAACTTGCACCGTCACCTTAAAGGCGTTACCACGAGCACCGGGATACTTAGCATCGAGCTTCAATACATTAACCGGGGTCGTGCCAGTATCGGAAAGGGTAATTGTTGCAGCTTTCTCATTCCCATCCGCTAATCGATAGGCTATAACCTTCCGAGCACCTCCCAGCAAGGCAAGCTTCAAAGTGCTATACGCATTAGCCCCACTTGCTTCAGACCGCGTAAATACTTCAGCAATATCTGCTTCTCGTGTGATTTCAACAAACTGTTTAACGGGTCCCCAATGCGAATGAACTGGGGCTATGACTACACCTCTAGAACCCGATTGAATTGCCGCTGAAGCAGCAGCGCGAAATGCCATATAAAATCCCGGTAAAACCGGTTTATCTGTCGAACTCCAAGTTCCTCCTGCCATATTAAAGCACCTTCCTTTTCAGAAATTGGCCGACCAAGCGCTTTGCTTCTTCGACTGTAATTTGAATTTGATTTGTTCCCTGTAATGCTCCTGCTACCACTTCTGGATTCACCTGAAAAATAGCCTGAGCGTTCTTAATCAGCTCATCCCGGTTGTATTGAGCATCAGCATGCTCAAGTTTTTTACTTGCCATTTGGGCCACCTCAATTAAAGAATCGAATGATAATTAATTTGCTGCATTAATGGGCTTTCTTCAACCGGTCGCTCGATTTTTCGAGTTAAGGTTAACGATATTTGCCCTTCTGTTATCGAATCCAATTCTAGATCAGCTATCGGATTTAATAAGGTTAAATAGCGTCGGTTGGGTAGATCGAGTGGAATTTTGGTACTGCTGTTTAAGCGATGCACCAATTCCAATGTCTTCGTCGTTTGTTCATTCAACGTCCGACCGATAACATGGCCAACAATTCGCTTTTTCAACTCGAATGCTGCCCGATTTCCTGCTGATGCTTCGATATTTTCCAATCTCCACAGAACTGAAGGCCGTATGTAATCAAGCGGCCATCTTTCTCGATAAACGTGCCATTCATTGCCCAACACGACACTCGACCAATTTGTGAGAGCCACGAGCCAAGTATCATCCTCTACGGCAACCGTCCCTTCATAGCTTCGAGCGGCCATTACTGAGAAACGGAGCCCTCGAGTAATCCCATCCCTTTCGACATCAGCCTTATCTGCGGCTACGTTTCCCTGATACTGACATGTGAACACTTCGTTAGTATCAGGGTCGATAATGACCTGTCTATCTAGCGCCAGCATGATTAAATCAGAGAGCTTGTCCACATCGGTGAATTCCGTCTGGGATACGTATGGCCACACCTCAAATTGAGCTCGGAATCCAGTCCATTGATTGTCTTCCACATCCGCTCCTTGTATGAGCAGCACATACGGTTTCTCGATGCTAGCAGAAGTTTGATGGACTTCAACTACCCTGCCGTCAATGAGCGGAATGGCCTGAGCCAATCGTTGCCGGATACCGCTTCTCATGTCTGGAGCCCATAACTGTCAAGTAAAATGTGCCTCTCCATGTTATCCCTCCTAGTTAATAATTTTGCTCTCACTATTAGGTGGCAACCGTACGACAGCCCTGCTAGCCGACTAAAATTAGAATGCCTTGGACATTGTCAGATACCTTTCGTTGAGCGCGTACCATATAAGTGCCTACACTGGATTTGCTAATGTTTAATAGTGCGGCGATTTCGGATAAAGAGTAGCTCTCCCCATGAGCAAGCATGTAACAGCTGCGTTCACGATCCGTTAATCCGCGTAGTGCGGCTTCGAGGCGAAATCGATTTTCACCCTTCTCTTCTTCCTGCGGGGAGCGAGGCATGCTTGGATTTGCAATCATAGGTAGCATTGCTGGATCCATAAGTACCTCTCGCTGAGTGCCTGACCGACGTTCAATGCCTCGTAGGTTTCCCGGCCTTCTTCCTGTCCTCAGCCACTCAATGACATACGAGCAGCTCGCTATCATTTCGACAACCAACCGACGGTCCTTATCTAAAACAAGAATTTCATTCATCATTTCTAATGTTCTAACAGGCTCCAATTCGCTTATACGTACTGTTAGCTCGTCCGCTTTCTTTAGCAGCATCCTTCTGGTTTCGATGTAGCTCTCTAAGCTTGCTGTGCCTAAATCAGTAATTATCAGGTCCTTCATTCCTTCACTCCCCTTTATTTTTTTTGCCATTTTGGCAAGTTGTATTTGTAAAATAAAACATCACATAGGGATGACTGCATTATGGATGTCCCGCGCCACTACTTTTATCACTCATTTATTACCAATTAGGTAACTTATCCTCATATTAAATTGCCAAAAAGGCAAAGTCAACGTTTATTTTACCGATATGGCAAAATAAACTTCTTTACCCATACGGAAAATATGGTACACTCTAGTTATCCATAATAAAGAAGGAAGATTAACATGTCGTTAGGTTTGCGTCTTCGAGAACGTCGGGAGAAGTTCAATAAAACGCAGCTGGAAGCAGCAAAGCATCTAGGCATAAGTAATGTACAGCTTTCCAGATATGAATCAGACGATCGTAAACCAGATCCAGATATGCTAAGCCGTTTCGCTGAATATTATCGTACAACAACGGACTACTTGCTTGGTCGGACGAATAACGCCTTATCTGATATTAATGACTCGCCAGGAACGACCGAATATCCGGCCTTCGAACAATTTATAAACAATCCAGAGCATGGGGTATTCTTCAAGGATTACTTAAATGCTCCAGAGGAACGGAAAGAGGAAATGCGCCGGTTCTGGGAGTTTATTCAGGAGAAGGAAAAGGGTCGCAAGCCGGGAGATCGGCAAGAAAAGAAATAAGATTCCATCAAGTATTCCATCAAGCCCTTATGGGCTTTTCTTTTCAATAAAAATACGAACATACATTCTCATTGAAAGGACTGGACTATGTATAAATACTATCAGACCACCCCGTTGGAGCAATGGATTGAGCAATTGTGGATGAGATCAGGTATCGTCTCCGTATCATCTCTGAACGTCGATGAGGTGGCTGTACGATTAGATGTATGGGTCCATTACATGCAAGACACAAGTAGAGCCCTTGAATACATGGGGATGCGGTCAATCTTGATCGACCAGCGTCAGGATCGGGAATCCCAATGGGAGGATTTCTTGCATGAGCTGTGCCATGTTCTGCGACATGCAGGCAATCAGACGACTATGCCCCGACTGTTTTGCGAGGGACAGGAAGCGGAAGCTAACAGATTTGTGCTTTATGCAGCTATTCCGTTTTTTATGCTGCAGCACTTGAAGCTGGCAGATAGAATTGACGAAGCTGCCGGGCAGATCGCCATGCATTTCGGAGTGACATTTGAATTAGCCCGTAAGAGGCTGGAGCAAATCCAGCGCAGAACACTATCGTCTATTTTATGGGAAGAGGCTCTAAAGCAAGAAGCGCAACAGATGCTCCTGCCTATGGGAGCCTCGTACGAAAAGCAACATGTCCAGCACCCGTAACTATTCGACCAAAATAACTCTTTCCTATACATTGCGATATATTAAATAAGGCCCTCAACCCACATCAGTGGAATTGAAGGCCTTATTGTTATTGTTATCTATTTCTATTCAAATATCCAGCTATCAACCATTGTACCTACTGTTTCAACATATTTGTCAAAGCTATCTGGCTCAGCAGTATAGCTAAGAATATAAGCTTTGCCTCCAGAAATTGTAACTATTTGACGCCAGTGCAGATCAAATGCGCCCTGCTTACCGGTATACTCTAAAGTATAAAATTCAGTTCCTGCATCCGTTTTAGCTAATTCAGCATCAATCAATTCCATGTCTGTAATAAATTGAGGTAGAGACTGTTTGGATAGCTCTCCGTATTGCTCTAACGTAATAGCTTGTCCACCCAAATCCTGAACAACAATATTTACGCTTTCTTGAAACTTGTCGTTTTCACCTTCGAGAGGAGTTAAGAAAGCTATAATCGCTCCTGGGATGTTCTCTTGAGTTGTCCAGCTTTCAGGGTACTGGATGCTTGTACCATTTTCTTTGCTTTCGAATAACTTGAACCCTGCTGCCACACTTGCTTCACTGGATGGTGACGCTGAAGGACTTTCCGATGAAGTAGCAGAAGCCGATGGTGACGCACTTACATAAGGTGATGGACTATTTTTCTCTTCCTTGGAATTACCACCACATGCACTCAACGCTAGCGCCAGTAAACCAAGCGCAACTGAAACCTTCAAAGCTTTTCTTGATGAATTTCTCTTCATAATCTTATCCCCCTATATGAGCACATTTTGTTATTTTCTCCCATAGGAGAGTGCCCTTCGACAAGGATACAAGATTCTTCTTATTTAGTAAAATTTATATACAATTTATTCCTTTTTTCGCATATTATTTACGTTTATTTATTACATTAATCTCTATTTTTACCTTTATATTAATGTTTTCACCACTCACAAACAGGGTAATGGAAATTAAAGTATTTAATAAACTAACAAACACCTCATATATTTTCATAAAATTTTCTAATACTTTGGCGATATGATGAACTTACTCAAATAAATGAGGGGGTGATTAATTTGCGTGATATTAGAGACGCTGTCCACGCTCTGGACAACTGCTTCCTGATCAACAAATTTAACGCAGCTTCTGTGCATTCACCTGATGACGAATTCATTCAACTGCTTCTCGAGGAAATCATTAGCCGAGAGCTAACGATCGAAGAAGTATTGCACGCCGAATTACATTAA